GCTGTGATAGCTGGTGGCCTCCACCACGTTGGTCTCGTAGATCCTGGTCGCGGGCTTGGTGGCCGAGTACCGCACGACCTCCTGGCCGTAGAAATCGCGCAGCAAGGCGTTCACCAGCTCGATCACCAAGACATCCCGCTCAAATGCCCCTTGGTCATCGGTAAAGGTTCGTGTCGTACGGGACAGGACGCCTTTCACCCGCACGTATTGTTCGGCTGGATCGTGCCCGGAGCTGGCGAGGGTCAGCAGCGAGAAGTTGTCATTGATGTCGGGGCTCGGCGCGTCCTTCATCGCGTAGACCTGGATGGTCATCTGCCCACTGAAGTGGTTCCCCAGTAGGACAAAGCGGGACTCTGTGCCTCGTGTGATGTAGCTCTCGACGCGGTTCTTGGCGTCCAGGCGCACGTCACTGTAAGAGCCCGTGGCAAACATCGTGACGGTCACGCGGGGGTCTGCCGGAGGATCGATCAGCACCGCGATCGCGTCTTTCAGGACGTCCGGTGCGGGCGTATCCACATGGACAAACATCTTGCGGAGAGTAGTTCGGCCTGTAGTCCGCTCTTCATCACCGATATCCGGGAACAGGTTGTTCATCGCCCCGTCAACGATTTCGGTCTGAACCATGCGGCCACCGCCGTCAGGGTTATCGGTCAAGCGCTGCGACTGCCGCAGCTTGATATCGGTAGCAAGAATCGTCATGGATTACACCGTCATGAGGCGAAGGGTGATGGAGAAGAGATCCGCATCAAGCGCGGGGACAGCAAAGCGGGTGGGGTCGACTTCGATGGCCGGCCCATCGGTGCGGCGCCACCGCACTTGGAACGACCGCTCGCCGCTGTTGTGGGCCGGCATGACCAGATCCAGCGGCGCCAGGCGGGCCTCGCTCTCGCTGGCCTGCAGGGCCCGTAGTACGGGAAGACTGACGACGCCGACATAGGCGGTACCGTCCCGGGTTGTCTGAAGCGTGATCGGCCGCCCGGCCTGCCGCGCAGACTCTTGGACGATCAAGGCACCCGTCAGGCTTGTGCGCGCCTGCTGCCCAACCCTCCAGGCCGTGAACTCATCGGTCCATTGAAGGTCCGCCGGCAGTTCGATTCCGGCAAGAACAATGCGAGTCATCAGCCACGCCCTCGCACGGAAACGGCCCTGCTTTGCTGAACCTGTCGCAGGACTAGCGGAGCGACGAGGCCCGCGAGGCGCTGCGCTTGCTGCACCTCGGCTGCGGTGGCGCCGGCCACCACTTCCTTCGAAGGCAGCTTCCAATCAATGACGATGACCTGTTCATTGCTGCCGTTGCTGCCGATACGGGCGGCATCTGCCCTCGCCTGCGCCTCTGCCTCAGCTTCAGCCTGCTTGCGGCGCTCGGCGAGCGCGGCGGCGGCTTCCTGATCTCGCTGCTGCCGCTGCCGCATGACCTGGGCCTCCAGTTGCGCCACCTCTGCGATTTCACCCTTGCCCACGTAGTCGAACTGCCCGGCAAGCCGCTCCTTCGCGGCCTTGGAAAGCTCATCCTCCGCCTCGGCAGTCGCCTGAAGCTCCGCCTTGTACTCCGCCAATTTCTTGCGCTGGTCGGTAACGCGGTTCAGTGCATTGGCAAACTGCACAAGCGGGTTGGGGCCGCTGAGCTTGCGCATCGCCTGCAACGCCGATTCGGAGACCTCGCCAATGCTGAACGCCATTCCTTGCGCAGCGGCCCCAGCCTGGCCCATCTGCTTGCCCATTCTTTCGGAGCTACTCCCCACCCGGTCAACCTGGTCCGCCGCACCTCCCGCGCTCTCGCGCACCTCCTCCAGCCGCTCGCGGCTGCGGCTGGCACCGTCTTGCAGCTGCCGCATTGCCACGTCGCTCACATCGCCCAGCCGCTGCATGCTGCGCTCGGTGTCGTAGATCGATTCCTGAACCGCGAGCTGGCTATCGACGTTGTCCCGGCGCCACTGGTCACTGTCTGCGGCTGCAGCACGGGTTGCATCGGCATATGCCCGGAAGGCGCGACGAACGTCTTCCACAGAGGCCTTGCCGCGCGCCGCGCCGTCACGGATCGCTTCGAAGGCGCTCTTGGCGGCGTCGCGCGTTGCATTGAGCGACGCCTGGGACTGGATGCCAAGCCGGGCAAACTCGTCAGCCAGCGGGTCAATGGCAACCTGAATCTCGCGGATACGAGCGTTCAGCGCTGCAGCCGACCGCGCGGCCGCATCGAAGCCGACCTTGCCCTGCCGCCCTGCTGACTCCAGCAGCGCACCCAGCGTTCGTGCTTCGTCCAGCGTCGCGACCTTGCCAAGCGCTGCCTTGAAGGCCGTCTCGATTTGGACGCCGGTCGCGATCGCGCTCTCAGCCACCGCACCGAAAGCGGCGATCGCATCCTTACCACCAGCGCTGAAGCTGACGCCCATGCGCGATGCGGAAACACCAAGCCGCTCCATTGCAGTAACGAGCGTGGTCTGCAGCACGGCGGCGGCATTGGTGGCGCCTTGCGGCATTGCCTCAAACGCCGACTGGGCCGATGCCTGGAAGCGGAGCAGCTCCTCCCCGGATAGCTTCTTCAGCGTCTCCAGCAACCCATCGCGCACATTGCGCTCTGCGGCAGCGCCTTGGGAGGCGATGTAGCCCAACGCCGCGCCCACCGCCTCCAGGCTCGCCGTGTCTGCAAAGTTGAGGCCTTCGAACACCTTGCCGATCGATTCCTTCGCGAGCTTGGCGTTCCCGTCGATCCCCGCCAATTGCTGCACCACAAGCTGGGCAGCCGGGCCGATGCCGTTCATGAGCGCGTCCGCAGCCGTCTGCACGCCGCCCCGGAGCGCCGCAAAGCCCGTCGACACCTCCAGCAACTTCTGTGTGACCTGACCCAGCTGTTGCAGCTGCTCTGCCGTCGCGACGCCGGCCTTCTGCTGCATCAGCAGGAAGCCTTCCTGCGCCGTGAGGTACTGCTCCAGACCGGACAGGCGCTTCTCGTAAGCCTGCCGCTCCGCCTCGCCCAGCTTGGCGACTTCCTCGGCTGACTTGATAACCACGTCACGATATGCGACGAAGGACACTGCCTGTTCACGCAGCTGCAGCGCCGAATCGCGGACCTGGCTGATGTAAGCGCGCTGCGCTTCACCGGCACGCTTCAGCGCCGGGTCGTGCTGCTTCCAAATGTCCTGCGCCACGGTCTTGAGGACATCCAGACCGCCCATCGCCGCTTCGAGCCCCAGGACGGCGACAGTAATGGGGACTGCCTTCGGCAAACCGCGCAGCAACGCACCGAACCGACCAATTCCCCGGCTGCCGCTTGCGACCGCTGCATTGTTGGCAATCTGCGCGTTCGTGGTTGCGATCAGCGCGGCGCGCCATGCGTTCAGCTGGATCAGGGCCCCCACGATCTTGAACTGCGCGTATGCGGCAGCCATCAGGCCGATCACGCGAGCGTGGTCCACAACCCACTGCGTCGTGCCCTTCACCGCCTCGGCCATGGTGATGATGGCCTGGGCGGTCTGCTTGGCCCAGCGCGATAGGCTGCCATCGGCGGCCAATCGATCCAGCGTGGTCAGCAGGGTGGTGAGCTGTTCCTTGAAGTAGGTCAGCACCCCCTGATCTGCGACCTCCTGCTTCCAATCCTTGAAGCGATCGGTGGCGGTCTTCCACAGGCCGGCGATGGTGCCCACCTTGGCCGCTGCAGCCGCACCACCATACGACTCGGCCAGCAGGTCGAGAATAATCGCCTGAGCCTTAGCCACCTGGCCGGTCGCTTCCAGACTCTTGATCAGCGACTTCTGGCTGTCATCCAGCGTGAAGCCTTGCTTACTCAGGCTCTCCATTGCCTTCGACGGCGTCTGCAGAGCCTTGCCTACGACCTCGGCAGACTGCTCCAGCGACATGCCCAGCCGCTGGGCCTGGTCGATGGTGATCTGCATCGCTGCCGGGAACTGCTCGCCCACGATGTTGGTGTAGGACAGCAAACGCACCTGGGCGGCGCTGATCTGCCCATCGTCAAACAGCCCACTCTGCAGCTGCTGGCGCATGGCGGCCAGGCTCTGCGCGGTGAACTCACTGGTGCGCCCCGTGGCGTGCAAGGCCGCTTCCAGCTGAGCCAGTTCCTGCTCAGCGTCGCTGCCCTCCTTCACGATGGCCTTGATGCCATCAACCACCCGGTTCAGGCCGACGAACGCGATCGCACCAGCGGCGACCGCCTTGAGCTTGCCGAACCAGCTGACCGTGCTCTCCGTGGCGTTTGCCAGGTCGCCGCTGCCGGCGGCGGCATCAGCGGCGCGCTCCCTGTACTCAGCCAACGACTTCGCGGCCGCCTTGCTGGTGTTAGCCTGCTTGCGGAAGGCAGCCTCGCCCTCCTCAATCTGCTGCTTGCGCCGCCGCCCCGCCTCGGCCTCTGCTGCAGCGGCCCGGGCCTGCTCAGTGAGCGCTGCCGCGCTGCGGGTCGCCTCGATACGCAGGCGCTGCTGGTGATCGGCCAGGTTCGCGGTGTTGACGCCGAGCGAAGAGAGCTCGTCGTCGGCTTTGCCTACGGCGTCCCATTGCTCGTTGAGCGCCTTCTTCAGGCGCTCGCCTTCCTTGCGAAGATCCCGCTGGGCTGCCAGTACCTCGCGGGAGGGCTTCTCCATCTCCCCGATACCGAGGCTGAGCGCCAGCGCGGCCTTCTGATTGTCATCAAACTGCTTTTCCAGCTCCGCGAGATCGGCCAGCATGCCGTCGAAGGCATCCGCTTTCGCCGCCACCTCGTTCAGCCCAGTGAGCGAGTCGAGCAACTTCGTCGCCTTGCCAGCGGTCTCGACCGAGACATCCCCCAGATCGCCAAACGCCGCACGCAGTTCATCCACGCCCTCGCGGCCCTGCGTTTCGATGACGACCCGAATTGCTTCTTCCAGCCGATCAGCCATTGGAGCTTCCGTTGACGCGCCACTGGCGGCGCAGTTCAGTCAGGTAGGTGGTGTGGAAGCGTTCGATCAGCCGGCGACGCGCCTCCAGGGCGCGGCTGTTGCCATCAGCACCCGAGAGCATCTCGAACGGGCTGGGCCCTCGGAGAATGCGAACGGGGCCACGGCCGTGGCGCTTTTGCTGCGCCCGATCCCAGCTACGCACCCGGATGGCCCTGCGGCCCTTGATCGTCGCAATGAAGGCACCGTCATAGGTCTTCGACTCGCCCACGCCAATGCCGGCCGTGGCACCTCGGGATTTGCGACCGGCCCAGCGACCACCGAACTCGATCAGCGAGATCTGCCGCGTGCTGGCCCAGATCGAAAGGAAGTCGTCCCTGCCACGCTTGCCGGTGCTGTAGCCACGCTCGCCCGTTTCCACGCGATACTTCCCGCGCAGCGCAGAGGCGCGGATGTTGTAAGAGGCACGGACCTCCTGCGCAGTAGCCGGCCCAGCCCGGCGCTGCAGACCAACGAACGCCCGCTGCACCGATAGGTCGTACCGATTCAGCACCTCGCCGGCCAGGTCGGTCAGGCCATGGAAGCCTTTTGCCCGCCGGCCGCTGATGTAGTACTTGAGCAGGTTGTTGTTGCGATTGGACGCCACAGTGCCCTTCCTAGTTCATACCGGGAGGGCGCCCTGCCGGCGCCCTCCCCTCGCTGGGGTCACCTGCACGCTCAGCCCGCCGACTGCGCTGCGATCTTGAAGGTGTAGAGATCGGTCTCGCCGGCCTGGAAGATGACCGGGCCGGTCAGAGTCACCTGGATCGGTTCGTCGCTGAACCAGTCAACGTCGCCATCGACGGTCAGGTCGACATTGGGGATCGACAGCAGGCCTTCGTCCCCACTGATGCGGTCCTGCATGTCGCCCAGGACCTGGAACGACTTGCTCGGGGTGGTGCCGCCGCTGATCGCGGTTTCCAGATAGGCATCGAAGTTGTAATCGGCAGCCACAACATCGCCGGCCTGCAGCGCGCCCCCCTTCTTGGGGATCAGCAAGCCATGACGGGGCTCGAGGTCATAGTCGGTGCCCTTCACCAGGTCCACTTCCCCCTTCTTGAACACCGGGGGCGGCGTTGCTTCGATGAAGTTGTGCGGCAGCTTTACGGGGGTATCCACGCTGCCTACAGTGACCGACACAGCGTTGGCCGAGCCGGCTGCCACAGATGTGTTGACCAGGGTGCCGTACAGCATGCGAGCCAAGAAGGCCGGCGGCACTTCCAGCGCGGTAATCGAGACGTTGGTGACGCCCGGATTCGAGTCCTTGTGGATGATCTGCTGATAGCGAGCATCGCGTCGCTTGCTCTTGATCTCCACCGAATCGCCGGCTTCGTAACTGAAGGTCAGCGAGGACTGCTCCAGGGGCTGGTTGCCGAACTTGTCGGCGGGCTCGGGGATGACGGGGACGCGAACGCCCTCGGAGCCGTGCTCCCAGAAGCGCAGGTCACCTGCGAATTTACGGACTTTGGGCTGTGCCATGGTTCTGGTTCCTTTACGGGTTGGACACGGGCTCAAAGGTCTCGGTCAGACCAGCCCGCGCGGTGATCTGAGCGACTACGGCGGTATGCCCGGCATCGTCCTCCAGGGTCGCCAGCTGGGTTTCCAGTAGCTCGAAACTGGTCACCCCCAGCGGCAGCGACTTCTCTTTGAACGTCAGGGCGCGGATCAGGTCGTGGCGCGCGCGATGAACGAGCAGCCTGGGGTTCGCCTCATCGCTGCCACGCGGAACCTCGAACTCGATGGTGATAGCCGCATCGGAGCTGGACTGGGCCACACCGCCACCACTGCGCGAAAGCTGACGGACAGAGATGATCGTTGCCGGCTCGGTGCTGTCCTCGCTGATCTCGCTTTCATCGATGATCACGGTGCCCGCACCAATGTCGGTGCGGAAGCCACTGCTGCGCGAGATCAGCCGGACACGAGCAGCCAGGAACTCCACCAGCTGCCACGACAGCGGCTCTGCCAGGTCAGCCACGGCTCACCAGCCAGCGGCTCTGCGATCCGTCATCACTGATCTTCTTACTGTTGACGAAGACCTCAGTACCGAACGCACTCGAAACCAACTCGAAGCGATCGCCCTGGTCAGGCGCCACGTCCGAACGCAGGTACGCGATCTCCACACGGCCCGACCTGAACTGGCGCAGTTCACCGATGGTCTCAACGTCGCGCTCCACATAGGCACGCACACCCTCTGTGGTCGGACCATCCTTGGCCGTATACCGACCTTGTGACGCCATGCCCGCCAGTGCAAAGGCAGCGTGCAGGGTTCCATCCAGATCGCGGAGGAAGTCGACCTCGCTCACCGGGCACCCCCCGAACACAGCAGCGCATAGGCCTGAAGCCCCCTCACTTGGGCGTCGCACTGGGCGGCGGCGCCAACAGCTCGGCCCGCACTCTCAATTCGGTCGTCGGCTCGACCATCAAGCTGGCTGGCGGCAGCGGCGGCTGCGGACAGCTCGGCGGTGGCGACGGTCGCTTGCCAACGCTGGTGCAGGCGCTGGTTGCCAGCGCGAAGATCAGCGATAAGGCGATCAGAGGCTTTCTGTGCATCGTCCTTTTCCTTTTCATATGTGGCAGCCAGATGATTGGCTGCTTGAGCGCTTGCGCGTTCCGCTGCAAGCACGTCATTCGCCTCGGCCAGTGCCGTCACGGCGGCATCACGCTCATCGCGAGCTTTGTCTCGGGCAGCGGAGGCGATGTCGGCAGCCCGGTGCGCTTGGGCAACCGAACCCCTTTGCCAGATGGCCAGGACGCTCAAGCCAAGCAGCAGCGCCAATAGCACCCGGTTCATGCCACGGGCTCCTCGACGGGAGGGACGACCACTCCCAACTGCTTGAGCGCGGACTCCAGCGAGATGACGCGAAGCCTCAGCCGATGAGCATCCTCTTGCGCCTTCATGCGCAAGCGAACCTCTTCGTTGTACTGCTTGACCACCTCCGCCTGGGAGGTCTCCAACGACTTCACCCGCTCAACGAGCCCGTTAAGCAGATCTACGTTGGCGTCGGTTTCGGTGCGCTCTTTGCGGCGCGCAAGAACCGCACCCCACGTTTCCCGGAGCAGCCACAGCGCGACTGCGCTGGCAGCGAGCCACCAAGGAGCGCCAGCCCCTTCTACGCCCCCGATCACTTCAGCGCCTCAGCGATGCCGGCAGCAACCACATCCGCACTCCAGTACATGCCGCCGTTCTCGTGCTTGGCAATGGCGGTCGCGAGTCGACCCAAAGTCACGGAGTTGTCCAGCCTGATCACTTCTGACGGAGACACGCCCACGGCGGTTGCAACCTGCTGCACGTATGCGCCGGTGTTGTTCTCCACCGGTGGTGCCCAGCGCCCGATGATCTCCTTCACCGTGCGCAGGCCGTGCTTGCGCTGGTACGTGAGCAGGGTCTTTGCCAGAGCGCGGAACCCGGCCTGCGGGGTCAGAAACACGCAGAAGCGCTGCTCGCGCGCGATGGCTGCGGCGGACCGATCCTCACCCTGCCACGGCGTACTGGTACGGTCGATGTTGCCAGGATTGTTGTTGCGTACGCCGCGCGGCGCGCTGGTGGTGCCCATGCCATCCCCCGTTGTCGCTATTGAAGAACCGGCACCGCTCACGCCACCTTGGCGTATGTGAGCGGTGCCGGCCAAGACTTACGCCGACTTCACCGAGCCGGAGCCCGGGGTCAGCTTTGCCAGCACGGTTGCGGTGCCATTGCCGGCGGCGGCGATAGCCACGGCGCAGCTCTCCAGGTCGCCAGCGTCGGCGCCGGTAACGATCAGCTGCCCGCCCTGGGCATCCCAGGTCAGGCCAGCACCTGCAGCGATGTTGGCGCTGGGGAGCTTCGGCAGTTCGAACACACCCTCGATCTGGGCACTGCCCTTGGCGCCGGCGGGGATGTCCACCAATGCGACGGCCAACAGCTGGCCGACGATGGATGCCTGTCCACTGAACAGGGCGGATGCCGCGATGATGTCGATCACCGCACCCGGAAACTTGTAGTTCTTCGCCATGATGATGGTCCTCAGTTGGCGTCTTGCGTGGATGAAGTAGGTGAGCCCGGCTGCGGCAGGAGCGCCGCAGCAGAGTGGCCGGTTACTCGCCCGGGTTGAAGGCAGCGCCGCGCCAGCCCACCGCGCCCACGCCGTACTTGTGAACGACCTTCCAGCTGAGGCCGTCAGTGCGGAAGTTGGTCTCCTGCTCCAGCACTGGCGTCTGCACGCCATTGAGGAACGCGACTTCGATCACCGGCTCCACATTCGGATCGGCGAAGCCGTACCAGCCCTTGCCGGTCCCCAGGCGCGGGGAGGTGATGATGTCGCTGAAGGTAGCGCGCGAGGTGTTGTTGACCTGGAACTTGCCGGTCACGTCCGGGTCGTATTCGCTGTTGTTCACCAGGTTCGCGCGGCCGTGCATGGCGACCGTACCCAGGAACCGCGACAGCGAGATATCGAGGTAGTCATTGCCGGCCGGGTCCATCTGCAGCGCCATCATCTGGCGCATCGCGTCGAAGGAATCGACTGACACGGCAGCGCCAGTTGCGATGTTGCCGTGCTCCGCATGGAACAGCGTGTTGCCGTCATTCATGACCGGCCCCAGACCGCCGTTCTGCTTAAGCACGTCGTAGACGTCCTTTTCGATCGTGCGGCCTGCGGCCTGGCCCAGCGCCGTGGTGATGCGCACGAACGCGCCCAGGTCGTCGTTCACCAGCACTTCCGGGGTGATCTGCAGGATACGCCCCTTGCGAGCGCCCTTGATGGTCTCTACCTCGCCATCGCCCAGCACGCCGTTCTCGTACTCGCCCGCTTCATTGACCGGCTTCAGGTCGGAGAACGAGGAAAGATGGTAGCGGCTGTGCGGACGGTAGTCGGACAGCGTGCCGGTTGCGCAGAATCGGGTCCAGGTGAACTGCTGCAGGTTGTAGGCCCCGACCAGAACCCGGTGCAGCACGTTCTCCAGCAGAACCGGGAAGTCGCTGGTGGTCTGCACAGCCAGAACACGGCGCGCAATCTGCTCACGATCCATGCCACGCGTGTGCACACCGGCCTGGATCAGCGAGCGCTCGGCGAGCGCCAGCAGGGTGGTGTGCGCGTAGGGGTTGCCATTGCGTGCGGATTCGGCGTCTGCACCGGTCAACACGCCTGCACGAGCCAGAAGCGCGTTGACCTGGGCGCGACGCTGGTTGTCCTCCTCCGGCACTACGTCCGTGATGCCGAAGCCGCCAGCCAGCGGTTGGCCGCTCGCCGCCAGCTTCGCCAGCAGCTTGCCGCGCGCCACGTCTTCGGTGATCGCAGCATCAGCCAGGCACTCGGCCTCCAGCGCCTGGATGCCGCTGACCTCACGGAATCCGGCGAAGACGGTACGAATGGCCGCGTTACGGGCCGAGATTGCCGCCATCACCTGCTCGACCGTTGCAGCCGACGCGGAGGACGCAGGCGCGACAGGAACCGCTGCGACCGGCGGGGCCGGAGTGGCGGGTACGGGTGATGCCGGGGCGGCGGGGGCCGGTGCAGCCGGAGCGGTGCCCGCCTGCGCCATGATCAGTTGGCACTGCTGTTTCATGCTGGTTTCCTCAAGGTGGGCCACAACGGCCCGCTGGTGAACCTCGCGGAGCGAGGCGAAGGCTGAAGCGGTGGTGGTTGCCTGGATGTGCTTGCGCAGCAGGGCGTGCACGGCGCCCTCGGTCCCAGAGATCGCGCTCACATAGGACAGCAGCGCTGCTGCCGCGACGGAGTCCGCAGGCTCGGGCTGCACGTCGGGAATAACTTCGCTGATCAGGCCCAGCGCCAGCGCCTCGGCGGCGGTAAGCCAGTGGTCCTTGCGATCGGTCAACATCGTCTCGATGTCGGCCGGGTTCTTGGCACGTCCCGAGTACGTCACCAGCATCTGGCGCCCATACACGTCGATCTGATCGGCCCGCTCGCGCAAGTCGCCAGCGAAGCCCCAGCCGCCGCCCTGCGGACCGTGCAGCATCAGCATCGTGTTCTCGTGCATACGACGGGTGCTGCCGGCCATGGCAATCAGGCTGGCGATGCTGGCGGCAACGCCGTCCACGGTGACGTTGATCGTCGCCGGATGCTGCTTCAGTGCGTTATAGATCGCCAAGCCATCGGTGACCACGCCGCCATCGGAGTTGATCCGCACGTTGATCACGCTCGCGGTGGTGCCGGCCAGCTGCTCGACCACGCTGGCGGCAGTGACGCCCTCACCCCAGAAGTAGTCGCCGATTGGGCCGTAGATCAGCAGCTCAGCCTCACCGCCGCTGGTGGTGTTCAACGCGAGGACCGATTTACCCCTTGCCTCTGGCTGCAGCGCCTCGATGTCGCTCGCGTCGAATGCAAAGGTCGCTGCCAATACAGCGCCAAGCGCCGCTGCCATGGCGTTACGGGTGAGGTGATTCATTGCACATCCTCAGATGGGGTTGGAATGGAACTGGCATCAGCGCTGGCCTGGGCCACGCCTGCGTCACTCACCTGGCCCGGATCGCTGTCCAGGGTGATCCCCAGGTCACGCGCCCACTTACGTTCGTTGCGGATCTCTTCCAGCGTGTCGTACATACGCCCGCCGCGTTCGCTGATGACCGAGGTGAGCGAGCGGATGCCCGCGCGGATCATCATGCGAAGGCCGGTCGCCTCATGGACCGGGTTGATCCACGGCATCACCGGCGGCATGTACATCGCATCGGTCACCGTGGTCATCGAAACGCCGCGCGGAACGACCAGTTCGCCGGATGCGATCGCCGCCTGGATGAAGCGCTCGTAGATCGGCCGGACAATCTGCGAGATCACCTCATAGGCCAGAACGCCGTATGCGCCGTACTGCTCAACCAGCTCCTGCCGCTGAGCCGAATAGGTGCCGTTGTAGTTCTTCGACAGCGACGAGAACGACACCCGCATACCACCGGCTACCGCACGCAACTGCCCGTTGCGGTAAGTCTCCAGGTTGGGGTTGGGGCGATTGGTGTCGACGGTTCCAACGCTCTCGCCCTTCACCAGGTCATCGAATACCATGCCGGGCTGGAACCGCATGCTGCGCCGCTCCGGAACTGTCTCGTTCTCGCCATAGCTCTGCGGATCGCCCTTGATAATGAAGGCCGCCATGCTTGCCGCGATCTTGGCGGCCACACGCTCGGATTCCTCGTAGTCCTTGAGATCATCCAGGCGGGTCAGGACAGACGCCAGCAGACTGACGCCGCGCACCTGCCCGATCCGATCAACCATCTTTGCGTGGTGAACGAAGTCAGCGCTCACGCGCTTCACTTCCGGCATGACCGCGTTCGGGTCACCAGGATGTTGTTTGTACAGGTGATACGCGATAGGGCGGTTCCATGCGTTCCGCTCAACGCCCTGCATGATGTTCCGACCAGGATCGTTCAGATCCATCGGCAGAAGATCGGGCTCCATCATCTCGATGCTGTAAGGCACCACAGTGCCGTGGTCGAGGTACGGCACCGGCCCGATCAGGTCCTGATACAGACACTCGCCGTCGCGGAACAGGGTCCGCGTCATCAGCCGCTGTGCCGCTCCGAAGTCATGGCACCAGGTGACCTCCGGCCGCTTCCAGAAGTCCCGCAGCAGCGGGGTAATCTGATCGACCAGAGACTCCACGATGTTCCCGTTCGCATCGCGTGGCTGCGGCTCGATGCCGATGCCATCACGGCCGATGACGTTCTGGACCATCTGGTTGAAGCCGTTCACCACGATGTCGTGGTTACGATCTAGGTGTCGCGCTTGGGTACGGATTCGGGTCGCGCCGCTGGCAACCGCCGTGTTGCCGGAGCCAAATTCGCGCGCAGCCTCCCGCAGACGGCTGGGCGTGGCACCGTCGTATGCGCTGCTGTAGGCAGCGATACGCGCACGCGCCATTGCACGCTTTGCGCCCCAACCGGGGGCCACAGCGGCGATGGCGCGGTCAAGCCGGTTCACTCGCCCCCCCGGAAATCGGCAAGTGCCACGGACATGCGGCTACCACCTCGCGCCTGCATGTTCACTTTGGCCTCCCACTCGCGTCGACCTGCACGAATCTCCGCCAGGTCGGCACGATTCAGCTGCCGCTCCCCCATGCGGAACGACTGACCCTGCAGTACCGCAGCCTCGGCGGCCAGGTACGTCTGCAGCATGATTTGAGCGGGTGTCGGCATGGAGATAGTTTGGAGACGAGGTCGTCTCAACCGTTACCAGCCGCGTGAGACGATCAAGAATCCACCCCACGCAAATCAGCCACTTACGAGGCTGCCGTCTCAATCTTTGACAGAAGGTGAGACGGGCCCCGAATTCTCAGCTCGCTTTCGACGGTTTAGGCAATCCACCAGGGAACAAGCGATACAGAGCAGCCCTCGATATCCCGTGCCTGCGGCAGACCAATCGCCAGTTTTGTCCCTCGGCAAGCTCGGCGCGAATTGCCTCCACGCGTGCACACGGCTTGTCCTGCACGGCCGCCTTGGGAATGTGCAGTCGCTCACCGCCATACTCGGTCTGCAGGACGGTCAGCACCGCCGTCGCATAGGGCATCGCGTGCTCCTCGTTCAAGCCGGTCTGCTCGACGATGCCCCGAATCACCAGGCGACGCAGCTGCTCAGCAGCATCGATGTCGCGCGAGTTGCTCATAGGCGGCTACTCCAACCGCTCGACCCGAAGTCATCGCGTGACGTTTCACGGGAATCGCGCGCGACGCGCGCCGGGACCGGCGGGGGCCTTTTCATAACCGGGGTCACCGGCAGCGCGGGCACTGCAACGTCCTCCGCCGGCAATGCAGCAGCCGGGGGGAGGCCGAACAGATCGTTTTCCGGCTGCACCTGTTCCTCCAACTGATCCCACCACTTCGCCTTCTTGGGCCCCCACAGGTCGAGCCGTTCCTCCAGCCATATTTCGTAGGTCAGGCAGTCCTTGACCTCGATTCGCTTGCGCGTTGCGGTCCACCTGGATTCCGACCCACCCTTCATCCTCCGCGTAGCGCGGATCTCGCCCGCCAGCTGTTTGAACCATTCGGGCGAGAGCTGATCTGACAGATGCACGTAGCCCGGGCCCGGAACGGCAACGTCCAAGCGCGACTGGAACCGATCCTTCGCGAGGTTCGTGCCCACGTGCCAGAGCACCGGGCCGTGCTTCTCGATACGGCCATTGAAGCGGTAGCCGACGCGGCTGTTGCCGTTCTCGATGGACCGCTCCTGGCCGCTAGCGCCCTTCACCGCGTGCACACGCAACGCCTTCAACTTGTGTGCGAAGGCGTACACAGCGTCGGCATGGTGACCGCCCGAGTCGATCGCGGTCGCATAGATCCGTTGCGCCCTGCCGCTGGCGTGTGCGTACTCCTGCTCCCGCAGGAACGCCTCAGCTTCAGTCCAGACCTCCATCTGCGCAGGATTACCGAAGAACACGCGGTGGTCGATGGTCCACATCTGCCCCCCTCGCCCGACGCCCCATACGCCAGCCTCTAGCCGGTTGTCCTGGGTATCCATACCGCACAGGAGCAGCAAGCAGTCGCGGGGCATCGTCTTGAGCGGGAATGGCTCGGCCCGGTTCGCCAACTCATCAGCGTCCGTGCGTTCGACCTCCCCCTCCCAGGCCTCACCCAGAGTCGTGTTGGTCCACGCCTTCAGCTTGCTGTCGTCGCCTTCCTGGTGCTTGATGTACGCCTCCAGGAACTCCCGGACAATCTGCTGCCACGCAACTGCCGGGCTGTAGGCGGTCCAGATGTGAAGCGCCACATGTCGCGGAGCCTGGACCACATGGCCCTCCGGCGTGGTGAAGCGGCCATCGGCGCGGAGCCAGAGATCGCCGCGCGAGTTCACCCATTCGCCCTGCTCAGCGGCCAGCAGATACTCGCCCTGCGTCATCGGGTAGGTACAGTGCGGGCAGAGGTGGTAGACGTGGACAACGCCGCCAGTTGCGTCTCGCTCGAATTTGAAGCCGTGCGATTCGTCCTTGCCCCCCCACGTCAAGGCATGGAAGGCATCGCACTGTGGGCAACGCACTTGGTAGGTGAATCGCTCATCCGCCTGCGAGTACCGCGTATCCACCAGGCTGAAGCCCTTGAGCTTAGGAGTGCTGCCAGCAACAAGCTTAGGGAATGTCGCGCCTTCCAGGCGCTTGGCAGCCAGCGAGTCCGGTGCACCTTCCTTTTCGATGTCGTTGTCGAAGGCGTCCAGCTCGTCCAGTAGGGCAACGTCCACGGAGATTCGACGGTAGTTCTTCGCGGCCTTGCCGCCGCGCACGCGCAGAAGCGAACCGATGAACTTCTTCTGCTGCAGAGTGTTGTCCTTGTGCCGGGCCAGGTAGGCCGGGAACACCGCCCGCATGCACTCCACGTCACGCAGCATAGGCTCCAGCTCCGACTTGACGAAGTCGTCTGAGTCGTCGTCAGTCGGTTGCCAGATGCATTGGTTCCGGCGTCGGTGCTCTGCGTTGTAGCCAAGGAAGGCCAGGAGGATCTTGGTGTAGCCCACGCGCGCCGACTTCTTTACCGAGACCTCGGCCACGTCGTCGTTGCTGATCACTGCCATCAGGCCGCGCTGGAACGGCCAGGGTGTCCACTTCTGCTCAACGTAGCTTGACTCAGCAGACAGGTAGAAATGCTCCTGAGCCCACGCCTCCAGCGTGATGGGCTCCTGCACCGCCCATGAGGCTAGCCCGCGCTGCAGATGGCGCTCCACGGCCTGCAGCTGGCTTGCATCGATTCCACGAAGAAGCGTCATTCGCACTGATCCTCGGCATCAACCGGCACCGCCATGGACGCGCCTTCATCGGCGTCATCGTCAGCGTCAACGTCGGCCAGGCGCATCGACGCGGCGAGGTTTCGTGCCTTGGCGACAATCTGAGCCACGACCTCGACATCCGCCGCCTTCAGCTGCGGAA